TAGCCATAGGTTTTCTAGATTGACCTGCTTCAGATAAAGCGATTGCAATTGCTTGTTTAGGATTTTTTACAATCTTTCCAGATTTACCAGAATGTAATTCTCCTTTTTTAAATTCTCTCATAACTTTACCAACTTTTTTTTGGCTTTGTGACATTTTTTTCATAATTATATACCCTTAATTTTAACTTGTTGTGCTCCTTGCTTTGCAAGACTTACACCAGCTCGCAGTTTAGCTAAATTTTCGTTTTGTTCAAGCTTATTTTCATTATTTTGTTGATTCATTAAAGCTTTCATCTTGTCTAAATTGATCCTATCTTCAGCTTCCTTACGTTTTTGCTCATTTTCCATAGCTCTTAAGTCAACTTCACGTGATTTTAACTTCAATAATGGGTCAGAATCAAATTGAGAAGTGATTTTATTTTCTTCTTTCATGAAATCAGAGGTCATTTCAGCTACAAGTACTGCTTTTCTAGACTCAATTTTTTGTGTCATCATTTGTAACTGTTGAGCAATTGCAGGATTTTGGGCTGCTTGTTGTTGTAATATAGGTAATTGTTGTAATTCTTGAGAAAATTCTAATTGAACTTGTTCTTGAGCCATGATTGAGATGTGTTCAAGTATATTTTTTTGAATTGAAGCAACTATCATTGGATTATTTCTAACCATGTTTAATTGCATAAAGTTTAAATGAGCTTCTATATGTGCTCTATGATCTTGTCCTGGGAATGCTTGAAAAGGTTGACTACCCATTGCACTAATATGTTCTAAACTTGGATCCATTGGCATTGGTCTTGCAGGTGGTGGTAGTATTAAATCTATATTGTCCACACCAATTGCTTGATACATATCTTTGTAAGCTTGATACAAATTATGAATTTGTGGATTAGATTGAGCAAGTTGTAATTGAGTTTGTGCTAAACTAATTCTTTGAGTTTGAGAAAATATATTTGGATCTGCAACTGGAACAATATCAACTCTATCATCAAAGTCCGCAACTTTAATTTGTTTATTTCCACCTACTACATCATATGGATATATGGGTGGTAGATAAGTTTTAAATACATCTGCTAATAATTTAAATTCTTGTTTTAAAGAAGCATAAATTCTTTTGTGGATTGCTGACATTACACGTGAACCTCTTTCAAGTAATGCTAAAGTTGTACCTACTGCCGCTTGTTGATTTCCTTCGCCTACTTGATTGTCTGCTATACTTGCAAATCTTTGTCCTGCTTGCACTACTATACCCATTAATTGTAATAATACTTGATCAGGTCCTTTGAATGGTAATGGCATAAATGCATCTTTTAAATTTCCTCCAGGTGCATCTACGTCTCTGAATTCTCCAGGTTGTAAAGGTTGTGCATCATCTCTAACTCTAATACCACGCATTTTAAATCCAGATGGTAAATTAGCTAAAGTTCCTGCATCTAATAATTGTCTTAATGCTTGAGTTGCAGTTCTAGATAAACCACCAATCATATGAATTAATCCAAATCCATAGAATCCTAAACCCGGTAAAAATTTAAAGTGAACAAAATAATTAGTTCTATTTCTTAATGGATCTTCTGCTTTGTAATTACGTCTAATAGATAAAACTTCTCTTGATCCTTCTTCAATCGTTACAACGTATGGAAGTTTAATTCCTGTGGGCTCACCAGTTTGAGGATCTTTATCTTCAAAACCTTCTAAATCTAAATTAACATGACATTCTAATAAAGTATAAATATCATCTTGTCTTTCAACTCTAATTCCCTCTAATTCTCTTTGTTTACTTTTTATTTCATTTTCTTTTAATGGGGGTTCTCCAAGTTCTACATCTTTATAAAAACCATTTACTTGTTGTTTACGTAAATCATTTTCAGAAATTTTAATTACATGAATAACTGCTTCTGCGTCTTCTAATGATGTTGCTGAATAAGGAACGATTAAATCTTCTGCAGGAATAAATTTAGATACTGCTCTACCTAAAATTGAATCATAATAAACTTTTTTAAATGTAGAACCTGATAAAGGTAAATAAAATAACATTTGATCAAATTCAGATTCATATTCTTTCATAACATCCATAATTTGATAATTCATAAAATCTTTAACTCTATTTGCTTGATCTTGTCGTTCAGGTGTTATTGATCCAACAATCTGTGTTCTAACAGGTCCATCTGCTGGTAATAATTCTTTATAAGCTTGTGATTGAAATTGTGTTACTGATTCTGCAAGCACTGGATGAGTTACTCCTGATGCACCTTTAAATGGTTCTGTTCGTCTTTCATATTTAAATCCTAATAGATCTAAACCATTAGTGTATGCCATTTCCCAATCTTGTCGTGAAGATCTATATTCATTATAGTCATCCACTAACTCTGCACCTATTTCAGTTAATTCTTGTTCATCAATTATTTCTGCTAGATTAGATAAGTGATCACTAGATTGTAATTCTTGAGTTGGATTAAAAGAGATTTCTGCACCACCATCTTCCATTGGATTAATTTCAATGTTTTCATTTGAAATTTGTGGAATTAATTCATCTCTAGTTTCTAGAGCAATTTCTTGTTCTTTAAATTCTGGGTCCGAAGGAGTTGGACTAATATTGGGTAATGATTTATCTATTTCAGCCATGACTAATTATACCTTCTTGTAAATAATGATTCAACACCTTGTGAATTAGGACCTCTAGCAGGTGGTATCGTATTTGTCAATCCACCGTTAGACATACTCACTCGTCCACCATAAGCCATCATGGTTCGCGGATCTTGAACTTGATTAAATCCAACAACAGGTGAATTTTGTGATTGATTATAAATATCATATGCAACTTGTGCTGCCGTAGCTGGTAAACCAAGCACTGGAATAGCAGAGGCAGCTCCTAAAGCAGAACCAATATAATCTCCTTGGCCAAATCTTTGATAAGCATCTAACCCAGCTAGCCCTGCTCCTACAACAGGTAAAGCTTGAAATGCTTTTCTTCCTAATCTACTCATTAAACTTCCAGTTTCAACTAAATCTCCACTACCTTGTAAAAATAATTTTTGAGCTGCTTGTGGGTCTAAAACTATTTCTCTTGTTCCACTTGCTCCTCTTTTTAATAAATCTTGAACTTGATTAGTAGGAACGGTTGCTTCTAATACATTTCCTACAATATCTCCTCCAAATTGTGTTCCTCTAAGAGCCCCTTGTCTTGCATATTGTAAGGCTGTTTGATAATCAGGAGTTGCAAAAAATTTAGATCCCATGAAAGCTTTTGATGGATCTACAGTTCCATGATAAATTGTAGATAATCCTTCTCCAACATCAGAAATTACTTTTCCAGGAGATGCTAGTTGAACACCTGTTCTAAATGCTTGTAAGTAAGGATTTTCTAAAAATGCATTTGGATTATTTCTTAAAGCATTCATTTCACTATATCCTAAATTACCAACTTGGCTTCCTAGTATATTTGTTAATGGATCTGCGCTTCCTACATTTAATGTTGGAAATATATCTTGTTGTGGTTGTGCAAAAGCCATTTGATCTTGCATTGAAACTTGTTGACCAGAGAAAGGATCTACTGTTGGAGCATTATTATAAAAACCAGAGTTAAAAGCTTCCATCATTGATTGCAACCTTCCTGCATCATCATCTGCATTTTTTCTTAATCCTTCTTCAGAAAATCCATAACCTGGAGGAGCTTTTGCACTCATTTCTTTGTTTGTATCTATTAAATCTTGTATGGTAACTTGTTTATCAAATTTTATTCCACTTGAATTAACAATTGGATCTGATTGTCCAGAACCAAGATAATTAGATCCTTCTCTAATAACTCTTTCAAAATTACCAGTTACTGGATTATATTCTCTACTTTCATATCTTCTACTTTCTCTTTCTGGTTCAGATGAAAATATATTAGATTGCGTTGTTGCAAACGCTGCTTGATCTTGTGCTGAAACTTGTTGACCAGAAAAAGGATCTATTGTTGGGACTTCATCTACAGAAACAGGTTTTCTTCTATAAAGATTGATCACATCTTGTTTATCTTTTGCGCTGGATAAACTAGCAATGTACGATTTAACTTGATCAGGAATATCTAAAAATTCTGATTGATCTTGTGCTGAAACAGGTTGACCAGAGAAAGGATCTATTGTTGGGATTTCATCATAATAATTATCAGGTGGAGCAGGTCCAATTGGTTGAACTGGTGCATTCGGATCAATACCATATGGTTTACCAGTAAAAGGATCTATTGTTGGAAAATTTTGTTGACCAGAAACATGATACCCTTGAGACATTAAATTTTGTAAAAATTCAGCATTCGCTGTTCCACTATATAAACTTGAACTTCCTGAAGGATAAGTTACTACAAAATCTCCATTATCTTTCATGGTTATAAAACCACCATCCGCGTATCCCGGTCTTTCACGAAACATACTTGCAACACCGCCGTCCGCGTATCGTTTTCTTTTTTTAACTCTTCCACCTTTAGCAAGGTCTATAAATAATCTTCTTGTTAAATATTTTTCAACAGGCATAGGTGAATAAGATTTAGGAGGTGCCACATCTTTTGGTTCAAACATAGGCATTGTTTCCATTATGTAATCTTCTAGCGTATCAAAATTTGGTTTCTTTGCTTCTATATTTCCTGCTAATTCTTCTTCCGAATAAGATTCATATTTACTTAAAGGGTCAGTTGGTCCTAGCTTACCATCTTTTTTTTCTTTTTTACGTTTATATAATGTTCCAAATTTTTCTAAAATATCTTTTTCTTCTTTTTCTTCAACCTCTCCTCCATCTTTATAATTAAATACTGGAGCTCCTTTACGTTTTAAAAATCTTCTAAAGCCAGCATTAGTATCTGGATAAGCTTCAGGGTCTTCGTTTATAATTTTTATAAATTCTTCTTTGAGTAATTGTCTAACATCTTCTGATACCGATCCGCCTTCCTTAAATTCTATGTCCGATGGATCAAAGCTTGGATCATCTGGTAATCTTCCTTTTACATCTTTAGTAGTTTTTAATTTATTATAAACTTCATTTAAACTCTCATTGGTATTTTTACCGGTAATTAATTCTTTAGCTTTACTTCCAAATATATTTTCAAATACATCTTCAGCTTTACCTCTTGATAGTTGATCTATTTGTTTTGCATTTAATGAAATCAAATCATCATCTAGAAATTGTTTAATTAATGTTTCAGCTTCAATAGTTTTTCTACTAATAGAAGGAACTCCTTTTTCTTTCATTAAACTTTCAAGTCCTGGTCCTGTAATCTTTTCTTTAGTTGCTAGATCTACAACATCAGCAGTTGTTTCTTTTGGTTTAATTACATTTAAAATTCTTTCAATATTGTCATTAAAAGTTTTAGCTTGTCTTTCAGTAAACTGACCTACATAGTCAGAAGCATTTTTAACAATGCCTCGTATACTATCTACAACTTCTGGTTTTGAATAATCAAATTCTTTTGGAGCTACAGGTCTATTAATAATTCTATCTATTTCAGATCCAGGAATAGGAGTTACATTGGTTCTACTACCAATACTAGGTTTTATACCTAGCTGTTTTAAATTTTCAAAAAGTTTATAAAAGATTTGTTTCATTTAGTAGTATTCCTTTTCTTCATGAATAATTTTTTCATCTTCATAGTCCTCTGGGTGTTCAATAAAGCCACCCTGTCTAAATCTCATTAACGCTTGTGTCATTGAGTCAACAAGGTCATCGTGATCTCCAAAAGGAAAAGCCGCGCATTCCTCAATAACCTCTTCTGCAAACTTATGGTCTGGAGCCCATATCTGACCTGATTCAAACAATGGTGCTACAGCATTTATTCTAGAATGCTTATCATTTCCTTTACTAGGTGTAAAGTTAATCACTGGTATTCCCATTTTACGTAATTCATAAGTTAGTGGTAATCCTGATGCTTTTGATTCCACGATCACCGATTCTGGTTTCCAATAGTGGTATTGTTCTAAAGCTCTACGTCTTAACTCTGGAAACTCTAATCTTTCTTTAACTGCATCTAATAATATTAAATTAGGACCTGAATCCTCGTTTGGATAAAAAACACCCCAAGTTGTAATAGCAGAATAATCGGCTGTCTCTTTTTTTAAAAATGCAGTGTCATAACTTTGTATCACATGATATAATTCTGGAATATAATCTTTATCCCACTTACGCCACCATTCACGCTTAATGATTGATCCTTCTTCTGATGTAGGATTCTGCATCCATTGAGCATTCCATTTCTGAATAGACAATGATGCTTTTACAGATTCTAATTCTGATAACTTCCAATACTCTGGCCATACGGGTTGTTCATCAGGTAGTATCGCTGGAAATTCTACAACCTCCCATTGATCTGACTTTAATGACTTTTGAGCCCCGATCAACGATCCGGTAAGATCTTTCAAAGACCAACG